CGATGGGTAAGCCCTTCGCCCATACAGGTAACCAGCGCATACACTCCTCCATGTACGCACGGGCTTCTACTTCTTGTTCTGCCAGTACGCAACATGCAACAGAGTCATGCACTGTCAACACTACCTTATACCGCTTACTAATTTTTAACATTTGCTCCGCGATAACACAACGTGCAATAGCTTGGCATACATTCTCTATCAGCTTCCCACCGTATAGCCGTGTTCGGCCTTTTCTAGTTTTGTAAGTGTACTCTGACCCTCTCTCCCCTTGTTCAGCATTTAGCTCGTCGTACCTCATCAACAATCCAGAGGGTAACTCGATAGCAGATAGTTCGGGACACACTTCTAATACGCCTTCCCGTCCTAGCTCCGTAACGTTACCATCCACTAGGTTCTGAATAGTGAACTTGGCATCGTTCCATAGCCCGACTATACGATAATACGTTTCACGGTAGACATTAATGACCCTTCGGGCTTCGTCAATGTCCATCTCAAAACCGAATGTCTTAAGCTGATCGACAAAACGAATAGCCCCCATACCATAACCCGCGCCTAAGATGGTGGTCTTACCGACAAACCTTTGTTCTTTAGTGACATCTTCTACTGCCACCTCATAGATTATAGCCGCCATCTGTTTATATACGTCTTCACCATCGGCAAACGCTTGTACTAGATCGTCTTGCCCTGATAGCCATGCGAGTACCCGCGCCTCTATCTGAGAGGAGTCGCAGTCTATTATCACGTGCCCATGTGGGGCAATCATACTACGCTTTAACTTCTTACCATTTACCCCACGGCTTGGTAGGTTCTGTAGGTTGATCTTGTCATCCCCGCCGAACCGCCCCGTGTGGGCAGCGTAATACTTTATGGGTACAGGGAGCCACGCTTTACCTTGTTCCCCACGCCCAGCGATAGAGATAAATCTCTGCGTGCGTGTCTCTTCTAACGTAGACTTGTTACCTAGACGGGCGTGAGCAAGCATATGTACCATAACGTCTTCGTGATCCAACAAATCTATGAACCCCTGATCTGTTTTGGCAAACGCAAACGTATCTTTCCCCGTTGTCGGGCTTACCTTCATTGGAACCATAACTCCTAGGTTTTCCAGTAACCCAGCGAATTTTGCATTGCTCATAAGGTCTTTCTTGGTAGCCCCCACATCATCAAGTAGTTGTTCTTTGAGCTTTTTGGTATCTTCTAAGTGTTCTTCTAGTAAAGGTACGTCCAACTCGATGATAGGTTCGATGAACATCCGTAGGGTCAGGTCTATAATCTTTAGCTCAGTACGTGGGAACGCGTTACCCATAAGTCCAAACAGGTCGTACGTTAACTCAACATCGTTGATGCAGTAGTCGCCGTACAGGTCTAACGCCTCATCGGTAAACTCCCAACGGTGTACACCTATAGCATCGGCAACCGCTGTACCTTTCTCTCCGATTCCGTACCGTGTAGCCAATGCCTTAAGACTTCCTCCTGCCTCCACACCATGTAAAGCCCTAGCGATGCAGAGAGTGTCAAGATAAGCGCGGGGACGAATATCATAAATCCAATTAAGTATAGCACCGTCAAACATAGTGTTATGGCATAGCAGAGAACTGTTTTCCCAATCAAAACCATCTAGGTATTCCTTCATCTGTTCGTGAGTTCCACTCGCCCATTCGGTGGGGCCATTGTTTACCTTAACTCCTACCCCTATGACCTCAAACTCTAAGGATCGGATGTACTCCTCAGTCGTTAACTTCCGCAGTGAGAAATTTTTGTCGTAATACGTCTCAAAGTCTAGCGTAATCAAATCCATTACCTGTATTTCCTAAACTCGTTAGTAGAACGCTTCTTCGCTTGAACCTTTTTAAACTCTTCGATTGTCAACAAACGTGCCTTGTCAAAAGTGGTCTTACACCACTCCTCACCTGACCAGCGGTACAAAAACCCTCTAGCCCCTACCCTGAACTCTTCTCGTTCGGGGCCAATATGAGTTGCCCCCTTGTGTTTCGATTTATATTCCACAGTCATCTAGGCACCTCACTTCTAACTATTTCACCGCCGCACGCAAGATACCCACATGCGTCTATCCAGTTGTCAGCGTTGGTTGGGTTCTCATCTAACCTAGCGATCTTCAACATGGTCATCATAATAGAAACGTCTTTTGAGGTTATCTCCCTTTGAAGGTAGACGCTCCAGTAATCAGCAATTCTACTAAAGCTATCTTCTGGTTTGCCGTGCGTGTTCTGCCTGTCCCGCGTCACATACTGTTTGGCGGTGTCAAGGATGGTTGCCCTACTTACCGCTACCGATAACGGTTTAGGGGGTAGATCGTTATGGTCGTAGTAACTTCTCTCTTCTTCAGTCATCTATACTCCAAAGTCTAATTCTAATTGGTTGGGGTTCTTTACGGGGGCACCTAGTAACTCGTTAATGTCATTCATGTTCTCTTCGTTCACAACTAACGCGATACCTACCGCCTTGGCTATGTCGGCTAGGTTCTTTTCCTGTAGTGCTGTTGGCTTGTTCTTACCTGCCTTGCACTCGATACCGAAAAACCTACCGTTGTAGCAGCCAACTATGTCCGGTACGCCTGACTTGCCATACCCTCCTGTCGCCGGGAAGAAGTAGTAGCACCCTAACTCTTTAAGCTGTGCCGTAACTTTCCGTTTAACTTTAACTTCCGGTGTCATCCTTTTCTCCCGTGATTTTTGTGGAATTCGTATTTTATATCGGCTTGCCCTCTGGCAGAGACGGCATCTTCGATATCGTCAAAGTAACCGAGGTAAATCTTCTTACCACCCACCCCTACCTGCGCCCTCCACTTCTTTTTTATTTTATGCCAATCAACACCCAGATACCCTGATGTGTTATCACTGCGAATTTTCTGGTTCTTACAGTTCTCTTGATGAGATACACCACGCAGGTTACTTATCCGGTTATCGTCCCTAATTCCATTGATATGATCTATCTCTTTAGGTATATAACCGTGGTGGTACAAGAAGATTAGTCGATGAACTGCATATAACTTAGCCTTAATATCAGTACACACGTAACCGTTACCATTTAAGCCTCCAACCCTGCTACCTTTCCGCCTACCTTGCGCTACCTCTCGAAATGTTAGATAGCCATCGGCGTGGTATATGTACCTTTTCAATACTTCAGCTTGGGTGATCATGATTTCTCCCGTTGATTAAGGCTGCTATCCCGGTAGGGGCAGAGGGGCTACTTAACCACTGATGTCGTGACCTATCGGGGTGTTCTACTATGGGGTCATCACGTAACCAGTAGTAGTCCTCCAGTGTGTAATCAGGGGCTATAATGTCTGCCACCTGTTCTGGTTCGTAAGTTCCCCAACGTATCTCCGAATCGGGTATGGGTTCCCCCAACAACCCCCAATCAGGTACGTTAAAATCTAACTCACCTAGGGTCGATTCTCTCCGTAGTCTAAGGGTTAGATTTAACTTATCAGACCCCCATGTTCTTACCGAAGTTCCTAACCTACCCCTAACATCTGCTCGGGTAATCATATGACTTCTTCCCTTTCAATATTCGTGGTCTTCTCGAACGCCTGACAGAATCCCTCTAGCGAAGCTCCTCCGTCCATAACATAACCTGCAATCACATACTCTAGTGCCTCACCGCATTCTTGGGGGGTCTGGTACTCTTGCACTGCAACCCAAATCCCATCGCTCAACAGGAATAAGACGGTTACTATTTCCATGATTTATCCTCCTAACACGTTTGCATACACTGTCAACACCGTTATCCGGCGACCTACACCCGTGTTCTGCGTTCCAGTGGTGTTATTCGACGAAGCACCTGTAAACACCTTTCACCTTCCAGTTATCCCCGCTAGTATTTTGTCTGACTCCTCTATCTCTTTAATGGCCTTAACTCTAGCTGCTTCAGCAGTCGCTATTGTAGGGTAACCACCTACTAACATGTTTCTACCATCCACCACGATACGGGCAATGAACTTCTGCCTCCCTATGTCCCAGTTGATCCCAGCGATTTCAGTGCGATTGACCTTGAGCAGGGCTAGTCGTCGCTCCTCATCATCAACGATTGACAACACCCTACGTTCAAGATTCCCGATCCGGTTATCTCTTTGGTTACCGTTCTTATGACCTAACACGTCCTCTTCGACGTAGGTTCGGATACGACTCTCATTACGTACCCACTCGCCTTTATGCCCTAGCCATGTAAGACGTGCTACGGGGTAGCGGTATGCACCAATATCGCATACGTAAAACTTGTTATGAGGTCGGCCTATGATCTGACCTTCCAGACGGGTAGGGCCATAAGTGATGCGGTATGTCATTCGTCCAGAACGGGGGTGGTAATTGAAGTACTCTTTGACTTCTTCTTCGGTAGGTAGGTCTGGGTTCTCAAAAAGAATAACTGTATTCTTTCCCTCAAAGAACTCTAAGTTAGCTATCCGATCATCTTGATTGTTACCGTTCTTGTTGACGATGTAACCGCCAGTAGGAAACTCCCCCGTAACATGTAACCAGATGATCTTCTTAGCCGCGTAGCTTTTTCCGTTTACAGTAACTTGCCGCCCTGCTTTGGCGAACCAACCTGCTTGATCGCCCACACGGGCCAACCTACTACGTGTAAACCTGTTTGTGAGAAGCCCACGTTCTGGACAATAATCGAACAGGGCATGGACTTGCGCCTGCGTGGGGTTTTGGTCAGCCCCCATTCTAATACCAGTTCCCCCCTCTCCGCTACTCATGAGTTCTCATTACGAAACCACTCGGCTCCTGCCTCTTCAGTCAGAGTTTCCGCTTCTACGATCTGCACGATTCTTTCCAGTGCCTCCGCAATTCTTTCTAGCGCCGTTGCCACTCGCTCCTCTCTCTTTTGCTTATCTGTCATTGTGACCTTCTATTGGTTAATGATGGGAGTGGAATACTGTCCATCGTTGCCCCATAGCGGAGCGAAACCTTTGCTTTTTGTTACTGAAAAGAGGACTCCGGGCAGGGAAGCACGCTTCTGTGCAGCTAAGCCAAACACATCTGCCATCGTTGCTTTCAGTATGCTGTAGCAGTCATCCCGAGACAACACTCTTGTACCTGTCCGGCGCATCTGCTCGAACAAATTCATCTGCGCCCTTTGGCATACTGCTGGTGCTTTACCATCCACCATGAATGCCAAAGGGAAAGTAGCTTCCGCTGACTTATCCAGTGAATGACTCGCATGTAGGAAGGTAAACCGATCTTTATTATCCTTCCTGCGCTTCGCATACTTGGGCTTGCGCCTAGTTTGGGTACGTACTACTTTTTCTTCCGTACTATTAATAGACAGGATGTCGGCTAACGCTGCCATCAACGCAGCATCCACTGTGTAGCTTATGTCCACTACAACACCCAGTGCTTGCAACTTAACTGCCTGTTCTTCGGTAATACAAATCATGT